TTCTAGTCTTGCTAGAAACTTTTGTTGTGGACCATATGAGATTGGAACTTTAACAACACTATGAATATCACCCGATCTATCAGTGTGTCGGATTTCAATTCCATTAAATAATGTTCCGAAAGCAACAATAGTCTTTCGTATAATTTCGTGATAAAAATGACTACTTAACATGACGATCCCAAGTTATACAAGTATTTAGACTTCACCAAAAGGATTTCTTTCGGAGAAATCTACGATAAGATCTGCTTCCAACTCAATTTCATCGTTGGATGCGAATGGAATATTAGATACGGTTGTTTCTACATTAGCTACTCTGTAACTTGCACCAGCACCTACAATGGCTTCATTTATTGCAAATTCGCCATTAGGTAGAGAAACTTCAAGGATTCTATTAAGAGAATCCCAAGAAGTAACATAAGCACTAGTACCAGTCGAGACTCCTCTGACGAGTTCATTTAGAACAAAATCTCCGTAGACGGTTGCTTCGACC